ATCAGTTTAGCCGTGTTGGCCGCTTGCTTTGGTCCAACCTTTTCTCTCTCTGCGACAAAGATATCGCAGAAGGAAATGTTGTGCCGAGACACAGCGGTGGCGCCACAGCAGATCGACGATCCGGAAACGGAAAGTACGATCCAATTCTGTGGACATCCCGGTTGGAGAATGTGTTTCCTTTTTGGGAGCATCTCTTCCCCAACCAGGGGTCCTCGTGTGTATCTAGATACGAGGACGTTATATTCCGTTCTCCCGGCTCCGAGATTCCCGTTAAGGTTATCTTGGTGCCTAAAACGCTCAAAACTCCTCGGGTCATTGCCATGGAACCTACCGAGCTGCAGTATATGCAGCAAGGAGTCCTTCGGCGATTGAACCGTCGGATCCGTGAGGATGACATCTCACGGAACCTGATTTGTTCAGATTCTCAGGTGCCAAATCAATTGGCAGCTAAGAAAGGGTCCCGTTTTGGGACCCTAGCAACGCTCGATTTGAGTGAGGCTTCTGACAGAGTTTCGAATCAGCATGTACGTCTTCTAGTTGCAAACCATCGCTTCTTACGTGAAGCGATCGATGCTACTAGATCGCGAAAGGCTGATGTACAAGGCAAAGTCATTCGACTTGCCAAGTACGCGTCTATGGGATCAGCTCTGTGCTTTCCTATGGAGAGTCTAGTCTTTATGACTGTCATCTTTGTAGGGATAGAACAGCAGCTCAACCGACGCCTTACCAAAAAGGACGTTGAATCCTTTTATGGCTCGGTGCGCGTCTATGGGGACGACATTGTCGTACCTGTAGACTATGTGCAATCGGTTCTCCAGGCCCTTGAAACTTTTGGGTTTCGAGTGTCTATTGACAAGTCTTTCTGGACTGGTAAGTTCAGAGAGAGTTGTGGCAAGGACTATTACGACGGTCACGATGTTTCCATCGTGAAAGTGCGTAGTAGACTGCCGGAGAATCGTCGGGATGTTCGAGAACTTGAGCGCACAGTTAGCCTCCGAAATCACATGTATCATGCTGGTTTCGTACGCGCTGTGACTTGGTTGGATCGATACATTGAAAGGATTATTCCTTTCCCTGTAGTTGAGCCTACCTCAGTTCTCCTTGGTAGACATGACAGCGGGCCTTGCCAGCCAGAGCGTCATTGTCAACAGCTCCATCGCCCTCTTGTCAAGGGTGCTGTGGTTGTTCCTAAGCGTCAGCGCAACAGCGTTGATGACTTAGGCGCCTTGATGAAGTTCTTTCTGACACGAGTTGATGAGGACTTCCCCATCATTAATTCGTTTGACGAGAGACACCTAGAATATTCCGGGCGCCCCTTGTCCGCTCGCATCAAGACAAGGTGGGCCTCCCCGAGGTAGCTAAGTTCTAACAAGCTACCTCAAGCTTGGGGATGGCCGACGGGGC